GAAGACTTACATCTTGCTGCTGTAGACTTGGCAAAGAAACGCTGGGAGACAGATTATGACTAGACTGTATCAACTGGTGATGGACAGTGCAAAGAACCCGCTGTCTAACATCCCCGATGTGAACACCCGGCATATGATTATGCAGGTTCTTGCGTGGATGTGGTGTATAATCTTTTCGTCGTGGATGGGATCAATTGTCGTGTTTGGTATCAGTGCGCTTGTCCACGCAATCCTGCTTGCTGGTATCTTTATCACGTTGGGTGTGTTTGAGACGGCAAAACGTAAGCCGCAGTATTTCGGTGGCTTGGGACGGGGCAACGGGGGCGAACATGAGTAAACTGTGGCACAGGGTGAGGGACTACTACCTCACGCACGACGGCATTGAGATGCTTCTGTTTGCGTGTGTGCTTGGTTTTCTGGTTTGGATGGCGTACCACGCTGTCGTCGGTGTTATTGAAAGGTTTGGTTGATGGCAAAGGTAGAACGCTGTAAATGCTGGAACTGTGGCGGAGGGGGCGTCGTCGAGTACGAAGAGGCTAGGCCCGACCCTATCCGTGGCGGTGATCTTGTCGGCGTGATGGGTGAGTGTGAACAGTGCGACGGCAGCGGCGAGATGTTTCGCGCCAAAGCTGTTACAACTGCAGGTCTACGCGCCCTCTTGACACAGACAAAAGAATCAATGGAATATATCGAAATCATGTCAGAAGACCTCGACAAAATATATACGCAGGTTGACTACACTATAGCAGCTATCGAACGCTACGAAAGAAAGGTAGGCACAAGAGATGGGTAAGGTATCTGACTGGCTAATAGAGATGGAAGAGGACGCATCTTACATGACGCGCCAAGAGTTTACTGACAAGCACGGCGAAACGGTGGCCGAGATGTATGACAAACTAAAACGTCAACTTGAAGGAACCCACGACGAACCGTCGGAGCCTGATCATGTGGGTTGATCCGGAAGACGATCAGAACCTCGAAAGTGTCGTTGACAAACTGGCAACGCTAAACAGACAAATCGACGACGCCTACTGGGTTGGCAACTTCATCAACCCTAACATCACATATGAGGCAAAGCGCCTACGCAAACTGCTGATGGAGGGCAAGTTATGGGAACCGAGATTCTGACAATTGACAAACACCATGACAAATCAACCACGCTTTCCCGCAAACACGTCTGCGATAACTGCGGCGAACCGGCCATGACCAAAGATGGCGGACAGCTTCGTTGTCCGTCCTGCTGGCTACAGGAACAGGGCCAGAAAATAAAACCTATTGACCGGGGCGGATATCGGCCCTAGTCTCGGCGTATCGTTTTTAACGAAAGGAACCGCTATGAAGAAACGAATCCACATAAACCAGCACGTCATCCGGGCCAACAAAAAGAACGGCACGCATGACCCGGCGATCACAGTTAAAACATCTAAGCAAAATATTTACGCGCATCGGGTAGAGATCGACGGGCCATCGTCCGTTGTTTATTCTCCCGACAAGCCGCTTTCATGTGGCGCGCGTGTGTGGATTGAAACTGACGCACCGGTAACGCTGCAAGGTTTAAATAAAGAAAAATATACTCTGATTCGTGACCGTGTGGTGATGACATGACAAAGCAAGCCACGCTAATCGATCACGAAAGAATGATCCACAACATCACCAGCGTTTACCGTGACGCTGACGAAACGCAACATGCGGAAGGCTTGTTGTGGTACGAAAACGCACAGAAGGCGGCGCACGATATCGCGGTAAAGTATGACGTGCCGGTTTATATCGTGGTTGCTGTTATCGCCGCGCTTTCACCGAATAACAAATGGTCCCGGAACGTGACAAATGCCGACGCGTTAATCGGCGCGTTTATTCGCGGTGACGGGATCGACTCGGTGAAGGTCTCGACCTATCACAAAATGAAGGCGAAAGCGTGGGATATCTTGGTTGCGCGTCCGGACTACGACGGCGCAAAGGCGATGCTGAAAGGTCAAAAGATCACGTCTTTCTTCATGGACATTATGGGCGAGTTCAACGTGACAATCGACGGCCACGCAAGAAACATTGCCTACGGTGAGCGCGTCGGCTTGACTGACGACCGCAGCAACATCGGCGTCCGTGAATACCGCGCTTTGCAAGCCGCGTATGAAGAGACAGCGCGGCGCGTCGGCCTCATGCCCTACCAGCTACAGGCGATTACTTGGCGCGTCTGGCGCGACCGGCACGGTATAACGTGACAAACGCGGCGACACTAAAAAATCGGGGACTAACTAATGGTTTCCGCTCGGCGCATTCTGGGGCGGGGTGGACTTGCGGGTTGGTCGGGCAGGCGGCGAGACGACGGGGCTAGCCTGCCACCTTTGCCGGTAGCGGAAAAGATTTTTTCATTTACCGCTTCAACCCGTGCAAAACATGTGCCATGATTCAAGGCATCAACAACAAGCGAACCGGAAAGGAACCGACACATGCTTGACCTACCAACGAACACAATAGCCGCCGATATGGCGATTCGTACCGGCGACGAAATCTACGCCATTCACAAAAACCCTGCCGACGTGGGCTTGTTCTCACGTTATGCAAAGGTGGAGCGGGTGCCGATAACTGCCAGCACCCCGACCCGCGCTTATGACGACCGAATGGAATTTGACATAATGACCGACCGACCTGTGGAGGGTTACTCGGCACTGTATAACCGGGCCACCGATAGCCTGTTGGATGTCCGGCCAATATCGCGGCACTATGCCCTAATCCCGCATGAAGAACTTTTTATGCGGCAGGCGGCGCTCTTGCATGAGTCCGAATTGCCGACCGAAAACGTCACGGTGACCGACCGAATCTATGGCTATGGTAAGCGGGTGCATCGCACGGTTGTTTTTCACGACCTTGCGACGGTAGACCGGACCCGTAGCGGCGAAGCCGACCGCGTCGAATGCCGCATGGACATTTTCAACAGCGTCGACCTGTCGTGGGCCTTTCAGGTGTTCTCGGGTGCCTACCGTGACTTGTGCCGCAACTCTCTTGTTTTTGGCGGTGCCAAGTCGTACCACCAGCGCAAAATTCACAAGGGCCATATATCCGTCGACGCCATGATTTCGAAAGCCGGGTATGGCCTCGACATGTGGGTAAACAATCGCGATCAGATGAACGTCTGGAAAGAGTCGCATTGTTCGACCTTTGACTTCCAGCGGATGCTTCAGCAGACGATATGCCGCAAGAAGACGAAAGCCGCACAGCACGACGAAAAGCTGGCGATTAACGAAAGCAAGCTGAATTGGTTACTTGAGCGTTTCAGTGAAGAGACGCCCGAACTGGGCCTCACGCTCTGGGCCGCTTACAATGCCTTGACGCACTACGCCACGCACTTGCCGGGGACACAAAGCCGGAACTCCAACAAGGAACTAGTCGCTACCCGCCGCAATGACGAGGTGCGGGATGTGATCGGCTCTAGCTTCTGGAAAGGTCTGGAAAGGAACTATGCCTAATGGAAGCCTTGCTAATAGCCTACAGGTTAGCGGTAGTCTGCTTGCTGATTTTACTAATTGCCGCTTTTATGGCGGTATAATCTCGAAACAGAAAGGAACCGAGATATGACTTTCAACAATATTCCTAAAAACCTAGTGGATGAGCTTTGCGCTTGTTATGACCGCATCGAGCTTGCAATTCGTGCCGACGAAGCCGGGAAGGAGCGCAAGCGCCTCTTGGCTAAATTCCGCGAGGAATTCCCGAAGAAGCCAGTGGCGAAGCCGGCACCGACCGGCTTGCACGGGGAAGCCTTGTTTGACAGTCCGCAGCGCGAATCCGGCCTGCAGCCGTCCGACCTCAACGCTACTCACGCGGCGCTCATTTCGTGGCTGTCGCGTGGCACGTTCATGGCCGTACCGACTCTTGCCGGCCATCTCGGCGTCAAGAAGCGGTCGGTTTATCACTATCTGTCCGGCCTCAAAAAGGCGGGTTATCAGCTAGAGATTAGAAACACCGGCAACCGAAAGGGTGGCTATACCCATATTTACCGGCTTGCCAACACCGGCTGAAAAACGTACAACGATGGGGCAGGCGCTTTTGCCTGCCTCTTTTCGAAAAGGAATCGATCGATGCATAGCACTATTAAAAACGAACTCACCTCATCCGAAGCTGCTGATGTTTTCGCGATCACCGAACACGAAATCCGCGTGATCCGGTACCACCTCGATGCAATCAATAACCAGATCAGGGGGCTTGAGGCGTTCATGGATTCATGTGGCTTTTCTACTTATATCGGGAGCCAGTCGCCGCGTTCGATTAAGGTGGCCGAATATAAGGTGACCACGCAGGATTAACCGTTACCCTCCCGGCGGGGCTAATAGCCGGGTTTCCTCCCTCAACTTGCCCCCGGCCTAGTGCTGGGGGTTTTTTTGTGGGCATCATCCGCAATATGGGCTTGGCGGTTGTATCGGCGGGATAAATCGGCGGGTTGCTTGTTCGGGTATTGCTGCGCTTTCTCAGCGCGACGGGCCACTCGGGGATTAACCGGCATGACAAATCAGGTTACACGCGTGTATATATGCCCGGCCGATTGATCGCGGCGGGATTATCTGGCGGTGTTTTGTTGTGGGAGCCAGTGCGGGGCGAAACCTTGGGGATCGCCGATAGTTAAATAGAAATTTGACCCATGCACCCCCGCGCAAGGGCCATCCGGGGGTGGGGGCATTTGCTATGCAATACCCCGATCAATTTTATTTTTTGAAAGTAACCGGGGTCGGTACAAAACGTACCCCTTTGGGAGGGGAAGCGGGGGAGCAAAACGTACCCCTAACGTGGGGGCGGGGTATCTGTATAGTTTACCCCGGCGGGCCTATGCCCATAGTACAGTCGGATTTTTATTTTGTCAAGAAAAAAAGTTGACACCCCGATAATCAACCGCTATACTTAGGGCGTGGATCACACATTTACCCGTCACACCTTCCCTTAAACACCGTTGTTTACTAAATAAAGGTACGACGCACGTGTGGTTCACCCCGTTTCAAAGGAAAAACTCCGTATGTTCGAAGCCGTACTACTCGTTTGTGCCCTCCACGCACCTGAAGATTGCTTCAGGTTCGATGATACACGCGGTCCTCACGAAACATTAGAGGCGTGTAAGACCAGATCGTACGAAATGGCGGAGGGTGTATCTCAAATATTCCCCGTTCCGGCAACTTATAGCTTCAAATGTATAGAAGCCGACTTCACATGAACCTTTTACCCCAGCAAAAGGCAAAAGAACGCGCCTTAACGCCTCAACAGACCGCATTTTTAGATATTTTGTTCGAAAATGGCGGTAACGTGACCCAAGCAGCCGTAGATGCGGGGTATTCACGCGGTTCTTCACAGTGGCTCAAGAAGACTCTGGCTGATGAAATCGTAGAACGTACGAAAGACATCCTTTCCGTCAACGCAATCAAGGCAGCTAACCGCCTTGTCAACACAATAGACAATCCCGCCCCAGAACGCGGAGACGACCTGCGCCTCAAAGCAGCAGAATCACTCCTGACACGTGTCGGAGTCAAAGCCCCCGAGCAAATAAACCACAATGTAACGGCAGTACACGGCGTCGTCCTGTTACCGCCAAAGAATGAGGTAACAATCGATGGAATTTCCGAGTAACGTACTCAAAACCCCTACATACGATGAAATCGTCAGAGATACGATGGAGTACGCCCGTGAAAAAGACCTCACTGAAGGGCAAGCAGCAAAGATGCTCGAACGTATGCTGAAGCGTTATGGTATGGAGCCTATTCGAGAGATGAAACGAAAGCGGAAGGACTTGGCAAATGGCGGAAAAGCCCATCGTGGACGACCAGCCAACGGAAGCTCCGAAAAAGCGCGGTAGGCCGAAGCGCGATCCGAATGCGCCTAAAGCCACATATCAACTCTCTACAAAGGAACGTGCGCGACGTGCAGCGCAGGGCCGTTTACGCTCCGCAAAAAACCGTGCGGCAAAGACTTCAAAGGCCGCAGAAGACAAACGTCGCTACGCTCGCCAACTCGAAGAAAAGGTAACAAAAGTTGAAAAAGCTCTTGTCGGAAATTCAAGTGCCACAATCGATCTTGGGGATTTGGATGCTCTGCCGAATGCAGTTGCAGACCTCGTCGGCGAAAGTGAAGTCGTTTTTCAGCCGAATAGCGGACCTCAAACGGACTTTCTCAGCGCGGGTGAAAGAGACGTACTCTACGGTGGTGCAGCCGGGGGCGGTAAATCTTTCGCTCTCTTGGCCGATCCTTTGCGCTACTGTCACAACCCTAATCATCGTGGGCTTCTTCTTAGGCGTACTCTCGACGAGCTAACCGAACTCATCGACAAGTCACGCCAACTCTACACGAAGGCGTTTCCCGGTGCGAAGTTCCGTGAGTCGAAGTCTACATGGGTGTTCCCATCCGGTGCAACGATCTGGTTCACCTACCTCGACAAAGACAAAGACGTAACCCGCTTTCAAGGGCAGGCGTTCAACTGGATTGGTATCGATGAGATCACACAATATCCCACACCGTACGTCTGGGATTATTTGCGTTCTCGCCTTCGTGCTACTGATCCTGAACTCCAGCAACACCTGTACATGCGCTGCACAGCCAACCCCGGAGGAGTGGGTGGTTGGTGGGTCAAGAAGACTTATATCGATAACATCGAACCAAACAAGCCTTTTCCTGCCTTCGATATAGAAACCGGAAAAGAATTCTTGTGGCCTCCGAGTCACGAAAAAGCAGGTCAGCCCCTGTTCCTTCGCAAGTTTGTACCGGCGCGGCTGACCGACAATCCCTACCTGATGGCAGACGGCCAGTACGAGGCTATGCTCAGGTCGCTCCCAGAAGTCGAGCGAAAGCGGCTTCTCGAAGGTGATTGGGACGTGGCGGAGGGAGCGGCCTTCCCCGAATTTTCGAGACAACGACATGTGGTCGAACATTTTGAACTTCCAACCAACTGGCCCCGTATACGAGCGGCGGACTACGGATACGCAAGTCCGTCGTGCGTTTTGTGGGGGGCTATTGACTGGGACAATAATATCTGGGTTTATCGTGAGCTATATGCTAAACACTTGACAGCAGAACAACTCGCTGATAAAATACTAGAAGCAGAGGAGCTAGACCCACAACCGCACTACACCGTCTTAGACTCCTCGTGCTGGAACAAGACGGGTTTCGGACCCTCGATAGCAGAGACTATGATGCGAGTCGGTGTGCGTTGGACGCCATCCGACCGTAATCGCATACAAGGAAAGATGGAAATACACCGTCGCCTCGCTAACGATCCGTACACCGAAGAACCTCGCCTACGTATCTTTTCTACGTGTACGAACATTGTCAAGCAACTCGCTGGCATACCCCTATCAAAGTCGAACAGCGAAGACGTAGACACAAAGGCTGAAGATCACGCATATGACGCCCTTCGTTACATGCTGATGACACGCATGAGCGGGTACGCTTCGATCCACCAGCAACTCGGCGCAATCAAGAATCAAGTGTACCAAGTACAAGACGCGACATTCGGATACTAACCTATGGCAGAAATTACAGATTTTCCAGAGCGTCGGGATCAAATCAGCATCGCTGCGGATGAGATTGGTAAAGAGCTAAAGAAGATGCAGGGGTCTAAGACAGTAGGCCCAGAAAATCAGCGTCTCATCGAAATTTTTGGCGGACGAAATATTCCGCGCAAATTTACCTTTGCTCATATGCAAGAACTCCTCAAGGACATGAGTCCTATCGCGGGAGACGAAAACACAATTTTTACTCTTTCTCAGATCATCGAAGAGAAGTTTCCGGGTACGATTGATAAAAAAGATTTTGCAGACTTCGAAGAAAGGTTTGGAAGCGTACTCGACACACAGGATGCCGGTAATTTGGTAGACTTACCAGCGAATGATGCCGGAAGGGGAGCGGTGGACTTTAACACCCGCATAAAAGATGGAAGCATCACGGTTCGTGAAGCTCTTTCGCTCGTAGCGGATAGCACGTCCGATAAAACAGACGCAGCACGAGGCCACATAAAAGAGACAAAAAATCTCATCAATCAGTTGATTGAAGAGGGTGTAGATGTCGATCAGCCGTACTTTGATGTGTACAAAACTCGTGAGTTTAATGCCGCTTTAGACCCTCTCGAACGGGCTGACGGAGTAAACCGCTGGAAAGAGTGGATATGGTTCGAGCGGCGTTTTAAGGATCGTGTTGAAGACGCAGGACGTAACGAACCGTTTACCCTTTTGGGCGGTGATAAAGGTTTTGCACAGCGTACCTTTGAGTTAGTAGGTGTACAGTCGCGCGGTGCAGACCCTATGCGGGGAACGCTCTTTTCTAAAGACTTAGACCGTATATACAATGAAGCTCTCAATCAAGACACGTACGAAAAAGTAACAAAGACGGGGAAAACAGTTACAGTAGATATTGACCCCGAAACACGAGACTACCTAATCTACGAAAAGTACACCGGTCAACGTCTTAGGTCGAACATCGACAAAGATACTGGTTTAAAAATTACTGACATCAACTTTGGTACAGATGCCAATGGCAACTTGATTGCAGAGGTAGCCGGAAAGAGCGTCGGAAAAAAGACTCGTCCAGAAGCGATGTACGACGGTGAATTTGCTCATTTCTTGAAAGCAAAAGTAGACAGGGCACTCGCTGCCCTACCAGAAGGCGCGGACCCATCAAAAGCGAATCTGTTTCAGACTACGGACGCTAAACTCGACGCCTTGTGGAATGCTACAATTCGTCCGAAGCTCGAAGCAGAATTTAGTGCCATCCTCCCTAAAGGAAAGCAAGGTTCTCGCTCTGTAATTCGTAAAATCCTCGCTCGACAGCTTCTCGTCGAGTACAAGTTTCCTAAAGATGCTGTCAAAGCGTGGATGGGTCACGCTGGTGCAGAGATGTCCGGTTCAGGAGATATCCTCACAGAGTCGTACACCGGTCAAGTTCCGGATGATCGTATCGGGGGAATGACAAACACACTCATCCGAAACGATGCGCGTAATGCGGGAACGAGTACGGTCAACCAACTCTTTTTAAACCGTCGGGTAGACGTTCCCAACTTTTACGGCGAAAATGGTATCGTATTTTCAACTCCTGAGACTATAGATATTGCGTCTGCTAGTCAGCCTGCAAAAGGACGTACACCGCTTCCGGGTGAGCTAAAAGAGCTAGATGAAACAGCCCGTAGTAACGCCCTCGACTTGGAGTTGGCTAACATCGACAAGGAAGCGCGTAATCTACAAAAGCGCAAAGAAAATCAAGCCGTCGAAGAAGAGACTATCCGTCAAAAAGTACGTCAAAAGTATAACGCAAAACTAGTAGAGAAAGACGAACTCGCTAAGATCGCCGCCGAAACAGGTGAAGATATCGACGCCGGAGCAGAGAAAGAATTAACTGCCGAGCCGTCGGAAAAACTAGCGAATAAGATGGCTAAGTTTGGCATCAGGCTCGGCGCGGCAGCATCGACAGTCCTCAGTACAATAACTAAAGCTGCTTCACCCGTGCTTCCGATTGTCGGCTTCGAAGGAACTAGGCAAGAAATGCTCGAACGGGGTGCATCTTCAGAAGAAGCAATCGCACAAGCAACCGCAGAAGAACTGAGTGGTCCGGCAAGTATTATCGGTCCTGTTTCTCGTGGACTTGCCGACGCAACTATCGCGGGTGCCGAAAAGGGACTCGAAGAGCAATACGGGTACAAAGGCCCGGTCACACTCGAAGCCATCGATAAGATTGGTGCCGGGTTAATTTCTGGCGGAAGATTTAAGTTTCCGAACTTTGCTTCCGGTGGTTTCATTGAGAAAAAGGGAGACTAAAAAATGGCAAACGCCACAACTGGTAACTACAACTACGGTGAAGCGTACATTATGAACGCCGATGCAACAACCATCGACGATCAGATGGGCGCGGACAAGCTCTATCGCGAAGGTCTCGAATTCGACACCCGCGCGAAGACTGATGTCCTCACTGAAGATATGCCGAAGAAGCAAACCAAACCTACAGTTGAAGCATCTCTTTTCAGCATGGCTGAACAGCGAGACTACTAAGAAAGCGAAAGAATGGCTGACAATTTCCTAGAGCCGGAAGACGATCAGACCATCCCCCTCGTCGAACCGACGGAGCGGATGCCCGGTCTCGCCGGATACATTCGTGCGAAGTTTGAAGATGCAGAAAACGGACGATTTGTTTACGAGCAGCGATGGCTGCAAGCGTACAAAAACTTTCGCGGCATCTACGATTCGACGACACAGTACCGCGACTCCGAACGATCTCAAGTCTTCATCAAGATTACGAAGACCAAAGTCCTTGCGGCGTACGGGCAGATTGTTGACATTCTTTTCGCTAACAAAAAGTTTCCGCTCGTAGTCGAGTCTACGCCGATGCCGGAAGGTATCGCAGAGTTTGCACATATGCGTACTCCGGCAGATGAAGCCACCCAAAGCGATCCGTACGGTTTTCCCGGCGATGGTCGCGAACTCGCACCCGGTGCTATGTCCGCATCCGAGCCGCACGTCTTGGGATCGTACGGCAAGGAGTTTGGAGATGCGATCCTTCCGGGAAAGGCAAAGGTTGGTGAGCCACAGTTTGAGCCTGCAAAGGAACAGGCTCGGCGTATGGAAAAGTGCATCCACGATCAACTCCTCGACTCGAATGCCGTCAACGTATTTCGCAAGGCAATCTTCGAATCTGCCCTGCTCGGTACGGGTATTGTAAAGGGTCCGTTCAACTTCCACAAGCGTGTTCACAAGTGGCAGCGGGGGGAAGAGGGAGAGCGGTCGTACGCGCCGTACGAAAAGACGGTGCCGCGTATCGAAGCCGTATCCGCGTGGGACTTCCACCCTGATCCGTCAGCAACCTCGATAGAGGACTGTGAGTACGTCATCGAGCGTCACCGCATGAATCGCCAGCAGCTTCGTAGCCTGATCATGCGCCCGCACTTCGACGCGCAAGCTATTCAGGAGTGCCTTGCAAAGGGGCCGAACTACGAGGACAAGTACTACGAGGACACGATCCGTGAAGACGAAACGGAGCCGTACGTAGCCGAGAACCGCTTTGAAGTTCTCGAATACTGGGGCGTCTTGGATGCCAAGTTCGCTGATGAGGTGGGCATGGAAGAGGCCCGTGACATGTCCGAGTTCGATCAAATACAGGTCAACGTCTGGGTGTGCGGCAGTATGGTTCTTCGCTGTGTCATCAACCCGTTCACTCCGGCACGCATCCCGTACCAAGCGTTTCCGTTTGAGATCAACCCGTATCAGATTTGGGGTGTGGGCGTTGCGGAGAACATGGAAGACGCACAGATGCTGATGAACGGCCATGTGCGTATGGCAATCGACAACCTCGCCCTCGCCGGTAATCTCGTCTTCGATGTGGACGAAGCGTCGTTAGTGCCCGGACAGAACATGGATATCTTTCCCGGCAAGATATTCCGTCGTCAGTCGGGCGTCACGGGTACGGCCATCAACGGCCTCAAGTTCCCGAACACGGCACCCGAAAACATACAGATGTACCAGATTAGCCGTCAGCTAGCTGATGAGGAGACGGGTATCCCGTCGATCATGCACGGCCAGACAGGCGTAACCGGCACCGGACGTACGGCAGCAGGGCTGTCGATGCTCATGGGCAGCGCGGGCCTATCGATGAAGACGGTTATCAAGAACATCGACGACTACCTCTTGAAGCCTCTCGGTGAAGCGTACTTTCAATGGAACATGCAGTTTAACGACGACGCAGAGGACGTAGAGGGTGACTTGGAGATCAAGCCTCGTGGTGTAGCAGCAGTTATGCAAAAGGAGGTGCGTACCCAGCGTCTCACCTCTCTCTTGCAAACCGTCTCGAACCCGATGCTAGCACCATTTGTGAAGCTGCCGAACCTCATGCGAGAGTTGGCAATCGCACAGGACATCGATCCGGACAGCCTCGTCAACGATGTCAACGAAGCACAAGTATACGCACAGATGTTACAAGGGATGATGCAAGATGCTCAACAAGCAGCAGGCGCAGAAGCTGGCGGCGCTCCTCCACAGCAAGGAATGGCCCCTAATGGAGGAGTATCTGGCGGACCTCCGGGAGGTGACGATTCAGGCCGTGGTAACGGCACAATCGGAGTCGGAGTTGCGCCAAACGCAGGGGAAGCTGGCTTTACTGGAAATGCTCCTCAAGTTGAAGAGTAGTCACGAGGCAGTAGTGAGGAACGATGGCTAAACGAACATACACACCCGATGAATACCAGTCACAGTTTGTAGACTTCTACAACATGGGTGGCATCGATGTAAACGTCGCTGCTGCAGCAGGGGAAGAGGAAAAGAAGCAAGAACGTCCGAACGTCCTCACGCCTGTGTCTGCACGCGGTGATGGTGGTGGTGGAGGTGGTAATGTGTTCTCTCAAATCCCTATCTCCGGAAAAGAACTTCAACAATTTGGGAGTGAAGACTACGTCGATTACATTAAAAATTTTGATACGGGAAAAAAGGTAAATCTAAGTGACGATGGCTTTCAAAAATACTTAGAAGCGAATGTGGGAACAACGATAACCTCAATAACGATGGGTCCGATAGTTGGCGGCTTGGCGTACGGAGCGGCCTCTCTCGCACGCAAAGAGCATCGCAAGAATGCCGGAGCTATGCAAGCAGTAGGCGGTGGCACAGGCGATATGTTCAAATTTAACGGCCAGACCGTCAGTCGCGCTCCCGGCAGTAGAGTTTTTACGGGTAACTTAGGGGATTTAAGTCACGAAGATATGTATCGTAGCCGCGAGATAGCGAAGGGTTTTATTCCGGGAACTATGATGGAAAGTGCCGGTGGTACGCAAGGACAGGATACAAGGATTGCGGGTGTCACTGGTCTGACAGGTGTGACAAGTGTCGAAGGCGCGATTATGGACCCGTTTGGTAGGGGACACTCAGGACAGCGTGATCATTCCGGTGTTATGATGGTAACTGCCGGACAGGCTCAACGGATGCGCGAACAAGAGTTTCGAGACATAGCGGCTAAAAATAATATTGATATTTCTAACCTGAAGGGTGCGGACTTCGTGAATGCGGCTGTGGCGTACAAGATGCACGTAGACGGCGTCATGCGGCAAGGTCGGAGTTTCTTTGCTAGAACGACCGACATGTCTTCGGCGGATTACAACGCTGCCTTGAATCGACGCCGAGATGTCGGGGCAGACTATCTGCGTAATAAGTATAGTGTTTCTGGTTCTACAGTTGACACGTCGCAGCCGGATGACTTCGTACCGTCGGTTAGGGATTCAGCATTTGACTCTGGCAGCATCGGTGATCTCGGCTTTGATGACAGCGATGGGGGTCGATATGACAGTGATCCCGGGGGTCGAGACGACAGTGGACGCGAGTACGGAACAGAATCTGCCTTCGACAATGTGAGCGACACGGAAGGTCTTGATCCCGATGATTACGCCAGCGGTGGCCGCGTCGGTATGCAAGCGGGTGGCGCAGCCCAGCGTCCTCTTCCCGAAGCAGGCTTTGTAGCAGGTCCACCCGAGAACTTCACCGAGCGTGAGACCGTAGCTGACGATCAGAACGGAGCGGTTCCAGAGGGTACGTTTGTCATCAACGCAGCGGCTGTGGAGTTCGCCGGATCGGACGACATTCGCAAGATGATTTTGGATGCTTATTCGACTGCTCGTGAAAAAGGACTTGACATTGGCCGCGTAGATCGTAAACTATATGAAGGTACTGTAGACGTTGCTTTATCTAAGGGCGAAGTTGTTGTACCTCCTGACTTAGCCAAAATTATTGGCTACGACCGTCTCGAAAAAATCAACAATCGTGGCAAGAAAGAAGTCTCTCGTCGTCAAAAGAAGGCGGGAGGTGGATTCCTCGACGGAAAAAAGTTCGCAGAGGGCGGTGAGGCTTCAGATTACGAAGATAAAATAATCCGAGACGAAGTATCTCGTAAGATGAAAATCTTGCTTGCTAACTACGGAAGACAAACTGGAGGAGAAAAGGTACGTACGGAAAATTATGATCCGGACTCTATTGAAAAAGAATATAGGCAGGGGTTTGCTCGTCTGAACAAACAGTTAGAAATTAAGGGTGATTATTCGTCGGCAATGGGTTATGATGTCAATGCACCCACTACACCAACTCTATTTAATTTATTCGTACTTGCAGAAGAATTAGCTCACTCTGATGCTCAACGAAATCCGGAAGGGTTACAAAGAGAGAATCCTTATCCTAGAATTACTCCGGGTTCTGTAACTGACGAAAACTTTTTAGGCGATTATAATCCTAAGCACACTCTATTCAACGCAGAATCTGATTTCCTAGAAGAAATGAGAGCGAAGCAAATAGCGTTCGCAACTGTCGGGGAACTGCTTCCCAAAGGGCAAAGAACTGCTGAGTACACTCGGGATAGTTACAAACAAGGGTTTCTTTCATACTTGAAAGCTGACGTTGCAATCGGTGATACATCTCCTGAAGTTGCAGCAGAACTGATTAAAAAATACAACTTGGATGATATACCTGACTATAAGCATCCCTTCGGTCAAGAAGATTTAGATAAGTATAGAAGTATAAAAGAACAGATGTTCAGGTCAGCACGAGGCGACGAAAAAAACCTCATGCTCTACGACGCTGAAAATCCCACTGCAAGAATTAGATATTAAGAATTCGCTGGCTACCCGCGCAACGCGGCCCCAGCACAACCGGAGCGGCCACCCACAGCCAAGTGGCACCGCGAGTGAGGTAAGTAAATGGCAAAGCGAGTAAAAGGCCATCGTGCCAACAAGCCGAACGATTCTTTCGGCACAGTAAACAGTGACACGCTGTATCGTGGTAACTATCGTGACGATGTCTACAAAGACGACGACGACGATGAATCCGACGAAACTATGGAAGCTCAAGATGCGGACCCCGAAGAGGCTACTCCCCAAGAGACAACGAGTTTCGTAGAACAAAAACAAGAACCGGACCACGACTACAAGAAACGATACGACGACCTAAAGAAACACTACGACACAAAGGTCAACGAGTTCAAGCAGGAAATCGCCGACTTGAAGACGGCAATGCAAGCTCCTCAAGCACAGATGCCCGAAGGTGTAGCAATGCCCAAGACGCCGGAAGAACTGCAAGCATTTAAAGACCAGTACCCGGAAGTGTTCGAAGTCGTACAGACCGTTTCTTCACTCCAAGCTGAATCCCAGCTATCCGAGCTTCGTAGCGAACTCGGTACGATCAAAGAACGGGAAAAGCAACTCGAAAAGCAAAAAGCCTACGAAGAACTGCTACGATTGCATCCGGACTTTGATGACCTCAAGGGGGACGACAAGTTCCTTGAGTGGCTCGGAGAACAGCCAGAGTCTATCTCCGACGGCATCTACAAGAACAACACAGATGCACGTTGGGCGGCACGAGTACTCGATCTGTACAAGGCAGATACGGGCCAAACAAAGAAGCGTACCAAGTCTAACAAGGCTTCGGCAGCAGACGCAGTAACACGTTCTGTTGCAAGAGATGTCAAGACGACATCAGGCAATGACAGGATTTGGAAGGCTTCTGAAATCGGCAAGATGAAACCGTGGGAATTCGAAAAGGCAGAAGCCGAACTCGATGCAGCACGGGCAGAAGGCCGAATCGATTACAACTCTTAAACCTCCAATAAAGGAAGGATGAACCAATGGCTTTTGGTACCTCCGCAGGTTATGGTAACCTGCCTTCCGGCAACTTTACGCCGGAAATCTTTAGCCAGAAAGTTCTCAAATTCTTCCGTCGCGCTTCGGTTGTAGAAGACATTACGAATACCGACTACGCTGGCGAAATTGAGAACTTTGGCGACACCGTTCGGATTATTAAGGAACCGGTAATTACCGTATCCTCGTATAGTCGCGGCTCGGTTATCAACGCGCAAGACCTTGCTGACGATCAGATTACCATGGTAGTCGATCAAGCAAATGCTTTCTCGTTTAAGATTGACGACATCGAAGAGCGTCAGTCACACATCAACTTCGAAGCACTCTCCACCTCGTCTGGTGCGTTTGCTTTGAAGCGCAGATACGACGCTAACATCCTTGATCAGATGGCAACTGACGCCGGTCTTAACGGTGAGTCGGGTGCAGCCACTGCCCAAATTTCGGGTATTGGTACACTTGGCAGTGCGCTCGACATTGGTGGCAACTCTAGCCCCGGTGATCTCGCCGTCAACACCATGCTCAAGATGGCAGAGTCTCTGGACAATCAGTCGGTTCCGGAAGAGAACCGTTGGTTCGTTGCACCTCCATCGTTCTACAAGCACCTCTTCTCAGCCGGTGCGAAGTTCGCAGAAGTCCAAGTCACGGGCGATGCGACTTCCCCGCTGCGTAACGGTCTTGTGTCGCTGGG